ATATGACCGGTAGAGAACGCTCTAGCAAACTCTACATGCTTGTTTTTCATCTTTTGTAATGTTTTCTCACTAATACCTAATTGTTTAGCTATTTCACGTTGCGTGACGTTTTTAGCAGCTAATCTTTCAATTAACTTTAGTTTTTCTATTAATAAACCAGTCTTTTCCCATCTTTCAAAAGTATCTAAATTACGCCTCAAAATAACCACTCCCATTAGGGTGGTAAGTTACTTACCCCCTGTATACCTCATTCTTTAGTTTCATTGTAACCTGTAGTGATTAATAATGATACAGTGCAACTGCTATCAAATTATTAGTAAAAAAGTTTAAATGGTTCTATATTGACTCTATTGCCAATAGACAGTGATTTCCTAACCAATGTTTCCTATAACACATATTATCGATACATTAAAGAAAAGTTTTTTAAAAAATCATGTTTTACCATGTTTTCTAACATACTCTTCTAAATGTCTATTGTATTCTCTTTCTCTACTACCATCTCTTTCTCTTTGATTTCTAATTGTATTAGCTTCAATAGTTCTAATAAGATAATCTTTCTTATTAACTATTTTATGTTTATTAGCATCGATCCATCCAGTCTTTTTAATATATGATGATGTATATCTTACTGCATTAGTTAAATCATCATTATGGTAAGTATTATTAATATCATTAAAGTAATCATTTAATTCTTTAGCTATTGGATCAGTAACGTTAATTACTTTGTGTTCTAATAGTATTTTTAAATAATAATGGATTTTAAAAGGGACTGACGCCTCATCGAGGCTAAAGTCCTTTATCATTGATTTATCATCAATATGACTATTACTTTGACTATGACTATTACTATGTTGTTTAGCGTCTACGTTATTACTATTAGCGTGTACGCTTGTGTCATTAACGTAAACGCTAATACCATTAAGGTTAACTAATGTAAGATTTTTAAGGTTTTCTTCAGGAATTAACAGTGCTTCATCTAATAGTCTTACTATTCTTCTTTTAGTTGCGTGAAGATAGTTTTCTTGAATATATTGGCTTGTAACATAACCTTGTTTAAATAACATAGGGTCAAACATCTCTATTTCAATAATAAAGTTAATTACTTCGGTTATTTCATCTTCATCACTATAAATATTTTCAGAAACAATAAAACTTAAATCTTCGATACTCTTAAACTTATAAAACTGTCCGTTTTGATATATTAATGTTAGTAATGCATTATAGACTGCATAACCAAGATGTTTATATCTTTTATTAAGTCTTCTTATTTTAATATCATCAAATTCATCTGTTGGCTTATAATAAAAATCTAATCCGTACTTTCGGTGTCTTACCATATTAACTACGCTCTTGTTCTTTCAATGTATTCTCTTAAAGCTTCTTCGGTAATTCTATATTGCTGACCAACTTTAAAAGCTTTTATCTTCTTTTCTCTTATATATTTAATTAAAGTTGGTCTAGATACTTGTAGTATCTTCATCAATTCATTTAAGTTATATACCTTCATTAATTATCCTCTCCTTCTTTTAGTAATAAATCGCTCATTATTAATTCACCATCATTTTCTAATCTCTTTACTGCATGACTATATATTTCAGTAGTTTTAATATCTTTATGTCTAAGTATTTGTCTTGCTTCTTCAATCGATAAATTTCCATGTCTAATAAGATTGGTTGCTACACTATGTCTTATACTATGAGCAGTATATCTTTTATCATCAATACCTATTTGTCTTAAATACTCTTTAACTATTCCTCTAATACTTCTTGTTTTTAGTCTTGTGTTTTTAATGTTTCTTGCATGAGTTAGAAACAGTGGTTCAAACTCATCGTTTCTCTTTTCAAGATATTTAAGTAAATACTTATAAACTTCATCTGATAACTTTACATAGTTATCCTTATCATCCATACCTTTACCCTGGATGTATAAAAGGTTATTACCTTTAATACTTGAAATGTCACTAACATTCGCTCTTTCAACTTCAATAGTTCTAAGACCTGTTGTCATCATAAGTAATATGATTGCATGATTTCTAAGACCAATTAAACTATCAGTCTTTGATGCTGATAGTTTAGCTAGTCTTCTTAGTTCTTCTAGACTAAAAGCTCTTCTTTTAAAAGTGGGTTCTATTTTTGCTCCTTTCACTCCCTTTGTTATATCTTTATAGATTTCTTCACTATCAAGATATTTAAAGAACCCACGAATTACAACAATCCTTTTTTGAATACTTGCTGATCTTACTGTTTTACTAACATATTCTTTATAGTCTAAGATGTCTCTTTTTTCTGGCAATAAAATAAATCTTACTTTTAAATACTTAATAAAATCACGTAATATCTTTTCGTACGATTTGATTGATGAAGACTTTAAGTCTAGTGAACTAAGATATTTAGTAACTAATAAATCAAAGTTTATAAATTCTTTTCTCATTAGTTAACTCAACACCTTCAATATACTTATTTTCAAGTACATAAAACTCTTCTAATGTTAGTTCTAACGATCTTGCTATTTTAGCTGCAATTCTAAGTGATACATGTTTACCACGATGACCATTTTCAAATTGTGAGTAATATTGATAACTAACATTAGACATTCTTGCTACTTTTCTTTGTGAGTAGCCAAGTTCATCCCTTCGATCTGCTAAATACACTCTCATAAGTCACTCTCCTTCATTAATTTTTGATGTGTACCTCCATGATAAACAAAAAACTAGCAAATATGTGCGTCTTGGCACATTATGTTGCGTAATATCACAACGCTTACAAGAACTTAAAGCGAAAGCACTTGCGTATTAGTGCGAGATTATGGCAAGTTTTATAGTTATAGACACAATAGAATTGCGAAAAGTTACGGGAGCAAGACATTGCGTAGTATTTTGCACGCAACATGCTATAATTGAAATATACGAAAGGACGTGCGTATTATGAGTAAAAAACGAAGAAAAGACATAACAAAATATGGACCAACATTTTTTTATATGGGTATAGATCCAACAATTAGGAAGGATAGAGGATGGACGCAGAAAGAACTTGCGTATATGACAGGTGGAGAGATTTCTGTAAGAACTATTCAAAACTATGAAAATGGCATTACTGAAATTGGTGCTAAAAACCTTTTAATGCTTAGTGCTATATTAGAAACAACTCCTTCTACTTTATTAAAGACACCTGTTGAGGCCTTTGATTATGAATTTGATAATATTCATCAATTTCATAGTTCTGGAGAAAATAAAGGTACGCCAAACATTGATGCTCCTAAATATAAGTTCAATGAAAACTTAGGTGATTCAAGAAATATTGGTTATTTTATTTTAAAAAACGATTCACATATACTTGGAGTTCCAAAAGGTGCTAAAGTAATTTTTGATGTGGACCTTGACCACAGATACTTATTTACTTGGGATAAAACTGAATTAATTGGTATCATTAAAGAGTATGCACATGAAGATGAGTTAGAGTTTCATGTAACTAAATTCATTTATGCTCCACATTCAAGACGAATTCAAAACTATATTTACTTTGACAGAAAAGGAAAGCCAGTTCAAATCGGTCAATCGGAGTTTGAAGAAATACTATTTGCTGAAGTAAAGAAGGTAATTATTGAATATTAATGAAATTTGATAGCAGTTGCACTATATCTTTTTACAAATAACGGTGTTATAATAAAGGTGGCAATAAAATTAAATCCAGTACTTTGGTCAAAGATGTCTCGCAATTTTGCGGGGCTTTTTTGTTATATAAACAAATTGTTCAATTTATAGCTTGCTATTTTAAACAATCTACGCAAACATACACATGACAAAGTAAAGGAGGAATTAATTTTATGCAAGAAAAAAGAGATGTTTTAGTCATTGAAGCCACAAAACCTTATATAACTAATGACTTAAAACCAAAAGAAAATTTAAGAGTTTGTGCGTATGCAAGAGTATCTACTAACCAATTAGATCAGATTAACTCCTACAATGCTCAAATTGAAGAATATTCAAAAAGAATCAAAGAAAATCCTAATTGGGTATTTGCAGGTCTTTATAGTGATGAAGGTATTAGTGGTACTTCTTATAAAAAGCGTAAAGGATTTAATAAAATGCTTGCTGATGCAAGAGCAGGTAAGATTGATAAAATACTCGTTAAGTCTATTTCTAGATTTTCTAGAAATACAATTGACTCACTTTCAATAATTAGAGAACTTAGAAATATTGGTGTTGAAGTGTTTTTTGAAAAAGAAAACATTTCTTCTCTAGACAGTAAAGTGGACTTCCACTTAACTATCTTCTCTTCGATTGCCCAGGAGGAATCAAGAAACATATCAGAAAACATTAGATGGGGAATTAGAAAAGGATTTAAAAGAGGAAAGATGCGAGTCGATACTAAAAGGTTTTTAGGATATGACAAAGATGAAGATGGTAATTTAGTAATTAATCCTGAACAAGCTGAAACTGTCCAGTATATCTTTATGCTTTATTTATTAGGCGAATCATACAATAGTATTTCTAAAAGATTACTTAAAGAAGGTAGACTTAATGGTGCTGGAAAACTTTCATGGAGTATGGCCGGTATTAAAAAAATGCTAAGAAATGAAAAGTATGTAGGAGATTTAATATTACAAAAAACAGTTACTGTTGATTATCTAACAAGAAAAACAATTAAAAATAACGGTGAAGCACCAAAATACTATATAAAAGATAATCACCCTGCAATAATTTCTAGAGAACTTTTTGATACTGTTGGTGAATTAATGAAAAATAAAAGTACTCAAGGTAAAAACCGTATTAATTCAGCTAAGTATCCACTTAGTGGTTTAGTTTTCTGTAGTGAGTGCGGCAATAAGTTAGTAAGGAATCACTACAGATACACTAACCACATTAGAGTTGTTTTAACTTGTAAAAATAATGGCACTAATACTCAAAGGTGTTCAATGTATCCAATTGATAACGATTCTTTATATATGTTAGTCGACCGTGTAGCAACGCTAATGGGTTATACAAGAAAAGAATCTATTAATGGACTACTTGATGGTATTGGTCTTAAATACGATGAAGATGTACACTATGAGAAAATAAACGAACAAGAAAATGAAATATTAAGAAATGAACAAGCAATTAAAAAAATGATTGACTTTAGACTACAAAGTGAAATATTACAAGACGATGAATATTTAGTTGAAGTTTATGAACGATATAAAAAGAATATTGAAGTTGCTAAAATGAAAATTGAAAGTTTAAAACATGATCTTGCAGCTAAAATTGCTGCAAACACAAAATTAAACTTTTTAAAGGATTATTTAAAAAGTGAAAAATTACTTTATAAGGAACAAGTCGCTTACTTCTTAAAAAGAATAATTGTACTTGATCCACGCTCAGTTGTTATTGTTCAAGGAGATTTTGATATCCCTGATAAAACATTTTTAGATAATATGAAATACATTGCCAACTTACCTTCAATTAAAGAAGGTGAAGTTTATAGTGAAACTAGAAACGAGATGTATAAGTATAAAGTAGTTAAATACGATGAAAGGATTTTAGATATATGAGAAAGAATGTATGTGCGTATGCTAGAGTATCGACTAAAGAAGATTTACAATTAAACAGTTTAGATAATCAAGTAGGTGTGTATGTTGAAGAAATTATAGCAAACCCAAACTATAACTTTGTTGGGATATATGCAGATTGGGGTAAAAGTGGTACTTCTACTCACGCTAGAGATGAATTTAACGAAATGATCGAGGCAGCAAGAAATGGATTTATAGATTTAATACTCGTTAAATCAATCTCTAGGTTTTCAAGAAACACTGTTGACTCACTTAGTTTAGTTAATGAACTTAGAAACTTAGGAGTTGAAATTTTATTTGAAAATGATAACATTTCTTCTTTTGACTTAAGCATTGATATGATGTTATCAATTATGAGTGCTTTTGCTGAAGAGGAAGCTAGACAAATTAGTGAAAATATTAAATGGTCACATAGAAGGCGAATGCGTGAAGGTAAATATACTATTGTCACTAAACAAATGTTAGGTTTTACTCGTGATGAAGATGATAATCTTATTATCGATGAAGATGAGGCTGAAATAATTAGACTTATCTACAAACTATATTTAAAAGGTTATGGTATTTCAAGAATTGGTAGGCACTTAGAAAGCAAAGGATATAAAACTGTTACTGGTAATTCTAATTGGACTAATGGAACGATCGTAAACATTTTAGAAAATGAAAAGTATAAAGGTGATGCAACACTACAAAAGTCTTTTGTACCTGATTTTAAAATTAACAGATCAAAAGAAAACACTGGTGAATTACCAATGTATAAAGTATTTGATAGTCATCCAGCTATTATTGATGACGAAATTTTTGATAAAGTTCAGGAACTTAGAAGAATAAAATCGATTAAGTATAAAGGCCATAAAAGTAAATACCGCAGTAGACCAGAATATACAAGTTTTTTAACTTGTTACTACTGCGGTAAAAACTTTAACTATAAAACAAATAAAAATGCAAGTGACTATGGAGAAAAACACTTTGTCTGTTCTACTAACTTAAGAGAAAAAGTATGTAGGGCAGATGTTGTATCACTTAGTGT